ACCGGCCTGCACCAGTTCACCGAGCGGACCTGGCTGCGGACCGTGCGTGAGGCCGCGCCGACGTGGGCGCAGGGCCTCGACGATGCGGCGGTGCTGGCGCTGCGCACCGACCCAGCGAAGTCGGCGGAGATGGAACTGACGCTTCGGGAGGCCAACGCCGCCGCGCTGCAGCGGGCCGGGCTGGAGGTCGATGCGTGGAACCTGTATGCGATGCACCACTTCGGCGAGGCCGGCGGCATCCGCTTCGGCAAGGCGGCCGGCGACACGCCGATGTCGAATATCCTCAGCCGCGAGCAGCTGGACGCCAATCCGTACCTGCGGAACCTGACCAAGGCCCAGGCGATCGACAACTGGGCAGGCCGTGCGCGCCGGGCTGGCGTGGAGGTGCGCGACGCGATGCCGGCCGACGAGCTGGCCATCCCGGAAGCCCCGCGCCAGGTGGCCGATACCGCGGCACCGGAAGCGCCCCGGCCCGGCGACGCCGCTGCGCCGCGCGGCGAGCTGCCGGACAGCTTGCGCCCTGAGTCCGCCGCGCGCACCGCGACCCAGGCCCCGGAGGCGCCACGGCCGCGGGTGGTCGAGACCAGCGCCGCGGGCGAGCGCACCCCGGGCGTAGAGCGGCCCGCCGATCAGCCGCAGGCCGGGCCGCGGGTCGAGCCCGGAACGCCCCTGGCGGAGCTGCAGCGCATCGCTGCCGAGCGCCCGGACGCGGTCGCGGTGGTCGGGTTCGACGCCGACGACGCGCCGGCCTACCGCCCCGTGGCCGATGCCCTGGCCGAGATCGATGCCGACTACCGCCAGGCCGCCAACGAGGCCGAGGCGTTCACCGCAGCCGCCAGCTGCTTCATCCGGAGCGGAGCCTGATGCACCCGAACTGCATCCTCGAAGTCCAGCAGGCACTGGGCCGCGCGCCCACCAAGGCCGAGGTCGAGGCCATCGAGTCTGGCCTGCTGTCGACCATGCGCCAGATGGCGCGCACCGAGCCGAACTGGCGACAGATGACCGGCGCCCAGCGCCTGCAGGCCGCGGCAGAGCGAGCCCGGGCGGATGCCCTGGGGCGCGCCGAGAAGGCCGCCCAGCGCCGGGCGTCGAACCTGCTGGCGCAGGCACGCGAGGCCGACCGGCTCAAGGCCCGCGCCGCGCAACTGGCCGCGCAGGGCCGCAAGAACGCCCACCACGCCGCCCTGTTCGAGCGGCTGCGGCAGGTCGACGATTACGTCTCCGGTGTGCGCAACGAGGCCATGGCCAACCTGGTCGAGGCGATCGACGCGGTGGCGCCGCGGTTCTTCGGGCTGATGGACGACCCGCAGGCCGTGCGCGCCTTCGCGCGCGCGGTGATGGACGGCAACGCCGATACCCCGGAAATGGCCAAGGCCGCCAAGGCGTACACCGACGCGCTGGACGCGCTGCGCGTCCGTGCCAACGAGGCCGGCGCCGACATCGGCCAGCTGGACTACGGCTACCTGCCGCAGGCCCACGATACCGGCAAGGTCGCCCGCGCTGGCGCCGATGCCTGGGCGCAGGCTGTGCTGCCAAGGCTGCGCCGGGATCGCTACCTCGACGCCAGCGGCAACCCCATGGGCGACGACGAGCTGCTGGACCTGCTGCGCGGCGCCTGGGAGACCATCGCCACCGAGGGCCGCAACAGCCGCGTGCCCGGCCAGGCCCGGGGCGGCTCGCGCGCCTCGCGCTTCGACGACAAGCACCGCGCCATCCACTTCAAGGACGCCGACGCCTACCTCGACTACATGGGCGAGTTCGGACGCGGCTCGATGATGGAGGGCATCCACGGCCACGTCGGGCAGATGGCCAAGACCATCGGCCTGCTGGAAGAGTTCGGCGCCAACCCGAACAGCACGTTCCGCATGCTCAAAGACCTGGCCGAGCAGCAGGACAACGCGCAGGGCGTGCGCGGCTCCGGCGCCACGCTGGACATGGTGTGGGACACGCTCAACGGCACCACCGCCCAGCCGGTCGACGCGCAGCTGGCCCGGTTCTTCCAGGGCGTGCGCAACTTCGTAACCGCGGCCAAGCTGCAGGGCGTGATGCTGTCGAGCATCACCGACGCCCCGCTGCAGGTGCTGGTGGCCAAGTCCTCGGGGATCCCCATCGGCCAGGCCATGCGGTCGCTGGTGCGCGGCTTCGGCAAGGGCGCCAAGGACCAGGCGCACGCGCTGGGCATCGGCATGGACGAGATCGCCGGTGAAATGGCGCGGTGGCACCAGGATCATCTGGCGCAGGGTTGGACCGCCAAGCTGGCCAACACCACGATGAAGTTGACCCTGGTGGAGGGCTGGACCAACGCCCTGCGCCGCGGCTTCG